TGAGGTCGGCCATAGTATATATGTTGGTAGCATCGAAACCACAGCAAGACAGCATACCATCAGCACAGACATGTCCCTCAGTGAATACACACCAACAAGGAAGAGGATCACGGAGAGCGCCAACGCGACCCATATTTCCCGGAGTAGGCTTGTAGGCTTCACCGCTTCCATCGATCCCCTCGGTGATGTGCTGCGTCATTGCGCCGAACGTGTAGAGAGGGAGCCAATAATGCTGGTCTACATAGGGCCGCACATGAGTGTTGAGGAGTTCCTCCATCTTGTCGGCCTGGAGACCATTGTATTGAATCGAGGAGGCATAGAGCTTGGTAGCGTAGCCACCGCGATCGCGCACTTCCCGGGTGGTTTTCAAATTCGCTAACGCCTGATGAAAAAGCCGCCCTGAAACTTGAACCACCTTCTCGAAGTCTTCTTCGGTGGCCGAAGTCATCGAGAACTTTAAGGAGTTGAGTCCAGCAGCCATCACCTCTTCGGCTATCTTCGGGTTGACGAGAGAGCCGTTTGTCGTGAGGAATACGTAGGGCGTTTTTAACTCTTCTTTGAGCCATTTGATCGCCTTAACGAGCAGCTTTGGATTCGTGAACGATTCTCCGATGTAAAATGGTGCAATCTCGACAACGCCTGCCTCGCGCATTTCAGTGGTGATACGTTGGAAAAGAGCCCAGTCCATGTCCGTGTTTGATTTCTCACGGAACTGCAACGCACAGAAAGCACAACGGTAGTTACATCGTTGCGTGAGTTCGATCTTGACGGCTCTGGGAGCAGGTGGAGCCTCCTGGAGGTACTCGGGAGTGATCTTGGTGATTGCATCGATGCGGTCAGTTATTTGTTCCAAACTTTCTCCTATGGTTTGTGTGCGAAGGCTCGGAACTCGACGTTCTCCTTCGCCGCGATAATGTTATCAACTATGAACCCGACTTCGGTGAGCCGGCGATGCAGCGAGCCTTTCGTGAAGGCCGTTTTGTGGGCGTAATAGGGTTGCCCAGAGCGCTCGATCTCTCGGCTCCATCCGTAGATAACGTCGAGGGTCATGATAGGCGTTCCCGAGGCCATGTAGAGACCGTTTTCCATATCGTCCATGCCAGCTTCGCGCATACAGTCAATTGCGGCTAGGATGTCTGGAACGCGGATGTAAACGAGACCACCTGGCTTCAAGACGGTGTACATACCTTCGAGAACGAGAGGAACCTCATGGAAGTAGAAATGTTCGAGGTTATGCGAGCAGTAGATAGCGTCGAACTTCTCCCGGCCGAGTCGTCCAAGGTATCGAGCGTCGCCAACGATGTCAGGCTTGCCACTCGGGTCGATATCAAGGAGAAGGTGGTCGTACCCCGCAAACTCCAGTGGGAGCGGAATCTGCTTGTTACCACCACCCACGTTTAAAACCGTCTTGCGTTCGGGACGCTTAAATAGCCTTTGGATTAGCTGTGCCAATGATAAACCCCCTTCCTACGAAGGATGGATCATTCTCGAGACGCCACTTCCAATCCTCGACCGTGGTCTCGTAGTAATCGATCTGGCCGCACATGACGGATGGATCGGCCCACAATTCGACACCGGCTTCTGCGGCCCATTTCGCGAAGTACATGTCGGAACCGTAGCCGTCCGCTTTGAGGTCGAACCATGGTTCCTTCACCCGGGTGAAAACTTCACGTTTGATGAGGATGCAACCGAGGCCGGCACAATCTATGCGAAACGGCGCATCCGTGGGAAAGAGATGCACCGGCGCATGAAGGTACTCGGCGTTAGGAAGCTTCCTTTCCTCGGGTGTGAGGGAGGAGCGCTTAAAGAGACACGGTTGACCCGCGGTAGCCTGCTCGTTGGAGCGAAGGAAGTAGACCCCGGAGGCCATATCCTTGTCGAGGGCTACGAGCTTCGTAATGGCGTCGTGCGGCAGGATCATATCCGACTCGGTCATGAAGATGTGAGTAAAGGTCAGGTCGTTTAACATCTCCCTAACGAGGCGATTCTCAGCAGCGTGGGTGTATGTTCGATCAGAGACACCGGCACCGCCAATCTTGCCGATATGCTCTATAGCGTATGTGCGTGCGGTGTACCCTACAACGCGCAACCATGACGAGACTGCGGGCGCCCAGAGCGGGCCGTATCCAGTTGAGGCAAAAGCGATGTTAATCATTTCTGTATCGCCATTGGCCAACGTTCGAGTTTCTTAGGCGTGCGGGTTTTGGCCATGTGCTGATACATGCCGTCGCCGTGAAATGTGGCTTTGACTTCGGGCGTGCGATCGAGGTCGTCGAAGAGCCCTTGAGCCTGCCAAAGGAGGTTCATCGTGGTTTCGAATTCACGACCAGCAACCGTCGTTGGATTGTACCAATCGAGGGGTGGTGGATTCGTGTGCGGGCCAGCATGCTTTCCGGACCCGTCGAGACCGAAAATATGGATGTTCGTGTAGCCGTGCAAGCGCGCAATCTTTACGGTACGAGGACCGATCGTATTGCCGCCGCAGATGACCCAATCGCCTCTCGGGTAGAGGTCAAAAATTTCATCCTCGTCAAACAGGATGTGCCAGAGGAGGATTTTAGATTCGGCAGCTTCAAGTTTGTCGAAATAATTGGAGTGACAAACCGACGCGATGAGGTACTCAACACCCGGTTGCGGCTCACCGAGCATTGCAATCTTGTGGCCTCGGGGATCACTCTCCACGTGATGCGTCGGTGTTATGCCGCGGTCAACGAGGAACTTATGAGCGCCAGAGCAGGTGAAGATCGTATTGAATTTCTCAATGTCTCTCCACGTGGCGCGCAGGGATGGACCGTAAGCAACGACGGCTACGGGCTCATCCGAGAGTTCGGCGGTTGGTATGAAACGGCCGCGAATACGCTCGCTATTTTCGACGATGATCTTCGGGTCAACGCCGAGACGCTTCCAGTCGATCTTGGTCGTAGCTACGACCTGTCGTTCTAGAATGTCCATGGAAAGAGAAAAAGGCGAAATGTCTCAAGCCACGTTGGATTAGCTGGTGACATGCGGCTTGCGCAGCAGGTACGCCCGCTGCGAATAATGTTCCATGTTATCAGCTTATGGCAAGCGAGACACCGGTAGAGATCGTACTGATTAGCCTCTCCTGCACCGTGCCACTTAATGAAAAGGCGCCTAAGCTGGGCTTCTGGCCATTGCAACAAGTGTTTCAAACGTTTTATAGCTTCCCCCATGCTTGAAGTTAACCCGGCTGCAAAAAGAAGTCAACGTATGTTTTATGACTCTGGCAACGCTCCCACGATCCGCTTCCGACGGGACTCTGAGCTTTCCTTCTCCGCTTCATGGCGGTTGAGGAGGGCCGCAATCTTGGCGGTCGTGTTGGCTACCGAATGCATACCCGGGAAGTCGGCAACGACCGGGATGTCAGTACCGCTATCAGCGATAGCTGTGCCGGCCTGTAGCTTCACACAGAACGCACGGGCAACCGAGAAAAGTGCTTCCATTTCATTGTATTGTAGAGCCATTTTGTCTCCTTAAAAACTTGGGGGCGATTCTCGGCTCGCCCCAAGCCATATAGCACAGACTACATCGCGCGGATGAAGATCTTCGCGCTGGTCGTACCGGTCGAGGTAGACTGAGGTACGGAGTCAACCAAGGCGAAAGTCGGAGCGATAGCGATATGCACCGCTGCGGTTTCGAAATAGTCAACATCAGACACAGGGCGCAGGGTCACGCCGGCAGCGATCGAGGTCAAAAGACCCAAAACGCGGCTTGTGGAGCGATACCCGTAGACCTGGACGAGTCCATAAGAACCGTTTCCGATAGCAGCATCAGCCACGCCAACCGCAAAGTTGGTCGCGATGGTTGCAGAACCGGTCGGCTGCTCGATACCTACGCCGTCTGGCGTGGCAGCGCCACCAGAGATGGACAACTGCACAACGTCGTCGGCAGCGATACCGGCTTCATTGGCTCGGAACACACCGAACACCTGTTCAGGCGAGGTTCGGTTTAGTCTTTTGAAAATCATGACAGACTCCTTAGTTTGAAGAAACGATTTGAGGGGGGATTCACACCCCCCTAGTTATCGGTTAATTATGCAACGATGGACTGGTTGATATCAAACAGAACACCATTTTTGCGACGGTTGTTTGTGCAGACCTGTCCCATCCAGAGGATCTGGGCGGTTACTGCATCTTGGTTTTCCGGCCGGACGAAATCAGTTGTGTCGAAATCCGTATCGGACTCCACCACGTACTCAATCGTATCCGAGTTCACGAAAAACACGGTGCTGTTGGTGGTGGTTGCACCGTCAACGACACTGGCGGGGGTATCAAGATCCGGAACGACTTCGTCCCAAACCATGGCCGCGCCGCGGAACTTCAGCACGTCACTTCCGCCCAAGACATCGAGGGTTCGCTTGTCTTCGACGAGGTAGCGCTCGTTCTGAGACATGGAAAGCCAGTAGGTCTCCCATGCGATCTGATCGGCCAACAAGAGGTCAACGTGTCCGCCGACGCCCTTCGAGCAGTTGTTGTACACGCGGTTCAACTCAGCTCTCAGACCGATGAATGTGGAGGCTGCGCTATTCGTGGCCTGGTTACGCCAGAAAGAATAGGTGCCACCGTTGATGTTACCGATGGAGACCGATACCGAAGGATCGGCAGCGATCAGCGCACCGAGAGGATATGGACCGAGGGCGCCGCTATCCAAACGTCCGATTCGTCGAAGGTTCAAGTCAGCGCCGGAGCCCGAAGCTGTCGTGAACCGTCCACCGACCAAGCAGTTGTTAAGCAATTGCTGGAGGGAGACTTCGGCTTGCATCGTTTTGGCTTTCAGAAGGTCGATGATCTTGGCCTCGCCCTTGTTCTGTTTCTTTTCAAGGTTCGAGATCGTGATCGAGACGGCCAACTGTGACCAATCGAAGAACGCCGCGGTGATACCATCTTGAGGCGTGGTATCCAGAAGTCCATAGCCACTGTAGATGTCGGCTGTGGAGTTTTGTGCGTGCATCAGAGGAATGTGGACATTGTATCCACCGCTCTGCTTGCTGAATCGCCCTTTGGATCGCAGCCACGCCAGGAATTGGTTACCTTTCGTGATGTTATCCGCGAGCTTCTTGCGATAATTTCGCAAGGTTGTCGATAGAACCGCGTCATAGCTGACGGATTCAGTCGAGGGGATTTGACCAAACTGATTGCTCAGGATGGCCCACAGTTTGCTGAACATGGGAATCTCCTTAAGGGTTTATCGTTTACGTCTCAACTGTTGTAGAGCCTTGGTCGCTGCGAGTGCAAAGGCGTCTTTCTTGTCTGTCGTTGCGGCCACTTCATCCTGCACGCTGGCGAAACCTGAGCCCACCTTTTTACCTGGGGCGGACGTTGGTGTTTTCATCTTTCCTGCTTGGACCACGCGATCGGTAACCTGCTTGATGGCGCTTGCATTACCGGTTACGAGCTTGAACAGGAGTTCGTGCTTCGATCCATACTGAGGATGACGGTAGGCTTTCGTATCGTTAAGGAACGCGAGCATTTTGGACATTTCGTCCTCATGCGCTTCCCATCCAGGATACTTTTTAGTGAATTCTTGCTCGGTTGTCTCGTACTCCGTTTCGAGTGATTTCCACTCGTTCTCTTCCTTCTGGGTTTTAAAACCCTGAAATTCAGATAGAACTGGACCGAGGACCTCTTTCATCACTTCGAAGATCGCTGAGGCTTGACCGTCGGCCAACCACTGCGCCTCCGATGGCAACTTCGACTTCAACGTCTGCACCAGCTTTGCTTGCAACGCGTTCGTTTGCGCGTCGCCCTGAGGCTGAGGCGTATTCGGTTGATTGTTGGCGAATTGCGAGGGTACAACAGAGTACCCGTTTTTTTGCGCCCACTGTTTCAAGGTCTGCTCTGCGAAGTCGCGGTCATTGTAGAACCTTTCCATATTACGGAGATGTCCTTCATAACCTTTGAACTTCTGCATCTTTTTCGTGTAGCCGGCCTGCATCCGTTTGAAGATCTCCTTGTTCTCGGGACTGAACGACTCGGGGTCGAGGTTCAGATCGCCGCCGAAGGATTCCTCGTCGGTCGCAGAGGGCTGCGCGTCGCCTTGCGGTGCTTCACTTGTTTTGGATTCCACTGGCGCTGGAGTTGAATCGGCAACATCAGGAGTTTCCGCATCGTATGGCACGCGGACTCCCCAGTTTTCGTCTTCACTCCCACGTTCAGGGATATCACTAGAAGAAGAGTTGTCTACTGGCGCACTGTCTCCACCGTCGGGCACCTGCCCACGATCGTTAGACAAACTTCTCCATAAGGTTTTCCACATATTGCCTCCTAAGGATGAACGCCTTGACTGGCCGATCTATCCGGTTTGCTTCTGTGTTTGGGGTTTAATACTTGCGATGACCCGGGCGTTGGCCCATCATCGACTTTTTGAGCGGCTTATCGCTTGCTGCCGCTTTGTGCTCTGGCAGGGTGGCGGTTGGGGTCGAGCTGAACTCGCTCGCTACCTTTTTCGACGGACACTTTCCCTTCATGTGTTTCGGGTTGTGTTCGCAGCCCGCCATATACCGCTGTTGAGCCTTTGATTCCGCTGGCATAAACTCTCCTCAAATATTCTGGACGTTCGACAATCTTTGACGACGTGTTGAAAGCTATCTCTTCGAGGAGAAAGACTTGCGCGCGGAGAAGATCGACGATCTCGTCGGTTCTAGCGTCCACTTTGCGCCTCCAGCTCCTTGATTTTGTCGGTGAGTTCTTTCGTCTTGACGGTTTTGATCGCGCCCTCTGTGTCGAAAACTTTCATGCAGGTGATGCAGTAGTAACCGACGACGCGAATCGCTTGGCCCTTGCCCTCTTGCCAAACGAGTTCACCGACGCTAACAACGTGAGTCTTACTGCACGTAGGACAGTGCAGCGTTTGAAAACCTAATAGTGCCATGTTTCCCCCTTTAGAACCAACGGCCTTTGTTTGCGGAAGTAATTTCCCGCATAGCTTCTTTTTTCGGCGTGATGCCCTTTGCTTTCATGCGAGGCGGAAGTTCGTTATTGCATTCTACGACGCCACGATCGCGCATTCGTTTCTTGTGCTCACCGTGTGAGGTGATCGGTTTTTCACCGAGAGCGAAATGCTGGCGTGGACGGCCCTCTTCGAAATAGAGCATCTTTTTGCCGCCAGGACAACGATCTAAAAACGTACCGCACCGCTCGCAGTTTAGATCCTCGTCGCGACGTGCCCAGTGTTCGGTCGTTTCGTGACACTTCGCACAGTAAAAATCCCAAAGCATTATTCTACCCCCGTTAACATTTGTGCAGCCAATTCAACTGCGCGGCCCTTTACTTGCGTCGCCCATTTCGAGGCGAGCATTCCCCGGGACGCATCTTCCCACCGTCCCTCTTCGACGGCTTTAAGCGTGTTGACGAAACCTGAGAGACGGGCTATACCGAGATTGTAGGTCATGTTGAGAAGGACGTTAAATCTCACACTGTCAAGCTTCTTCGTCCAAGGAAATGTGGCGATGAGTTCCTGCTTGTACGTCTCTATGCGGTTGCGAAGGATCATTTCACCTTCCGCCAGCGTGATGTACGTGAAGCCGTAGCCGAAAGTCGGGATGCCTACCGTATCGATGTACGGCTTGGCTTCCCAACCCTCGTGACGTTTTAATTGTTCGATCAAACTCATACAATTTTAAGCGGAACGTCAAAACTTAAGAGACCGAGACCACGGATAAAAAGAACGATAAGTACGAGAATCGCAGCCCACGTGATGAGAGTTTTGAATTTGTCATCAATGGGAGCATAAGTGTTAACAAGATAAACGAGAACACCGACGATAAGAACGAGAACGATAAATTCTACAAGACCCAATGTATTTCACGACCTTTGTTTAAGGACAATTTTGCTTGACGCTTAGGCCGATTCGTTACCTTGAGCAGCTTGAGAGGCTTTGGCCGGACCTTCTTGCTGGTCTGTTCCCTTTCTGTTGGCGTTATCGGAGCCTTCACCACCTTGGCGTCCTGCTTGCTGAGCTTTGAGTTGCATCATCGTCATGGCGAGGGCGTGGACCTCTTCGACCATCACGGGATTTATGAAATCGTATTTCGCTGCGGTTTCTTCGAGCAGCAGTTTGGACAGCGCGATCTGCGGGTTGTTGGCAAGGATCGTGAGGAATTCGATCCACTGTTGCCGCTCAACAGCAAGAGAACGAGGACGAGTAGAACCGGGCTGAACGTCAACGCTAAAATCACCCTGAAGATCGTCACGGGTTACTCCTTCAACTTTGTTGGCGCCGAACCGACGGATCATTTCCTGTTTGAGTTCAGGGAACATCGCCATCGCTTCGGGCGGAATGCCGTAAACCGAAGCAAGGTACTGGCCGATTGCCATGTCATCTAGCCCACGAATATTGACCCACATTTTTAGGGTGAGGGTGGACTTGAGGAGTTGGAGCATCTTCCGTCCAGCAACTCTAAACCAGGCGTTGACATCGTGTTGAAGGTCAGCGTCACGGAGGTTCGATGCTTGCTGAACGAAAGTTGCTTCCGTCGCCGTATCCGCATCCGGCGAACCGACTTTTGCTCCCGTTTGGCCAGTAACGAGACGCCAATCGGAGAGTGTAGCTGTCATGTCTTTGTAGATCGCGGGATTGATGTCCGTGTCCTGCATGATGACAGGGACGCGGGTTAGATCCTTGACAAATACCGTCTCCATGTCCGTAGCAGATTGGAGGCATTTTCGAGCCTCTTCATCGTTCTCGAACATGTTTTTAGTAGCAAGAATCTTACGAGCAGAGCGTGCCGCGCCATTGCGCATTTGGAGACGACGGAGGTTGTATTCGTCCTGGAGATCGAGCCACGGGGCTGTGTAGGGAACCGGCCAGGGCGATCCACCATCAGGTCCAACGTTCGGAAACCAACCCGGTAGAATCGCATAGGGGTGTTCCTCAATTCCTTCGGGGATCGGTTCGCGCATCAGAAAATCGTTGATCGAATTGTCTTTTGCGAGGACCAGGAGTTCGCGGTCTTTAATGTTGTAGATGACGGTGTAGCAAAAGGTTTCGTCCTCGGGGAACATTTCCTCGTCGCCGTTCGTGCCGGGAGTTTTATAGTTCGACTTCTCGCCCTGTGACTCTTCTTGGTCTGAGAGCTTCGAGGGGCGGAAGTGCTCGCGAAGTTCCGCGGGGAAGTTTGCATCGCTTTGCGCGTCGTCGAGCGAGACTTCGATCTCTTCAGCAATCCACGTCCAGCGACTTTGGTCTGGCCCTTCGTCGGGGATGAGCATGCGCGAGGCGTCTACCCATTCGAAACGATAGGTTTCACCCGTCATGTTGACCGCGGGCTCCGTGAGCGGGATGCCGGTTTCGGGGTCGAGTTCAGGGATCGGCTCGCCCGACATGGGATCGTATATGATTTGGTTCGAATCGTTGCGCTTCCAAATCGGTTCGCCGGCCTGCGGATTGGGCACGAGGGTCGGTTCGTAGACCTGTTTGAGAACAGCGATACGAAAAAAGTTTTGAAGGACCGCGAGTCGTGCCGCATTTCTCAAGCAATCTTTGTGTTTCGCGACGGCGGTGAGACAGCCCTCGGCGGCCTTGGTCATTACATCGAAAGGAGCCGAAGAGTAACCTTCAGAAGGTCGAACCATGAACTTAGGGTCGTCGTATACGAGGTTAGGTAAAGTAACACGGATGGTAGCCAGAAAATGGTTAATGACACCCGCGTTGTCGGGAAGCGCATCGTACTGTTTGCCCAGATAATACTCTTCACATTCCTTAACACGATAATCGGACTCCCAGTCCTTTCGGAGTTTGCGAGCCTTAGAGATACGACGCCGCCAGAGTTTAAGTTGGCGGAAATTCTCAGCGCGCGCTTGTTCCTCAGCGAGAGGATCAGATGACTCCGGCGATTCGTCGATAGAAGATTCACCCCCGTCCGACGGGACGAGGTCCTCTTCACCGTCCGACATGATCTGGCCGCGCGAGTCTTTAAGAAATGCGATAAGTTCTTTTTGCATTCGATTGTCGCCGTTTCCCTATCGTGAAATTATTTTTAGGTTCGGGTTTCGAGTTCTGTCTCCACCACTCAAATGAGTTCGCTTCGGCTTTGGGCGTTAGAGCAGAAGGTGGAGGCGGGAACTTCTTGATGAAATATTTGAAAGCGTCCCAAGCGTGGTTGTCCTTATCTAACATTTCCTCCGGGTTGTTCTTTTTGAAAGAGACAGTCTCGCTAAGCTCCTTGTTACGAAGATTACCAATCTCCCATATGAATTTAGAGCAACGTGTTGAAACACGTACCAGAGGATTTTGAGGATCAAGCCAATAGTAGCCAAGTAGCCAGTTTGCGACCGTCGTGTCTCCACCGCGTTCTCCTTCTATGAAATAGACACCGTTTTCCCGAAAGATTTGGGCCGTACATTTATTTGGACCGCGGTGTTGTGGAAGGTCCTCTGCCCAGATCGAAGGATCTGCAACCATCCACTCTTCTCGTCCAGCGAAAGGGTTACCTTCAAACTCTCGGCCATCTTCGAGGAAAACTCTCTTACCTCGGATGATATCGGCAACAGAACTTGAAGGGACGTGATCTGCGTAAAACTCCCAGAGGATAGTATACACATTATCTGGACTGGCTCCGATGACAAGATAACAGGAGGGATTGTTAAATCCGTAGTCAAAGGCGCCGTAGAATCGATATCCGATAGGATCGAAGGGTGCAACGAAAATTCTGGATTCACTTTTCCACTTGGTCCAGGTTGGGAAGATGAATTGTCCACCAAGCGCTCCATACTTAATGTCCATCTCCTTCGCCCATCTCGGATCTTGCGTGCCGAGAGGATAGGCTTGGGATTCTTCTCTGATCCAGAGGTCACCATCGACCGTGCCGGGACGTTTACGCGCGTCCGCACTGTGGTGATAGCGGCGGACGTAGATGCCGCCTTTTGTGATCCTGGATTCGAAGCCTGGGATGGACATTTAGTTCGTTTCATCGCCTGGGTATTTATCGAGGGTTGGAATAACCTCAAGTGATGGGAGTTCGTCGCATCGCTTCCAAACCTTCTTTGGAAATACGAGCTGGCCGGCTTTACCGTAGATGGAAACCACACGCTCGTAGGCGTACTCGGTCTCACGCTCACATTCTTCGATGAGCCCGCTGAATTGTGAATTGTCCAATATGCAAATTATGTTAAACACTGGTCACCAATATATCCGAATGTTCGGCACGTGCGTCGTATTCTACGAGCTTCATAAACTCCGAAGGTTCCGCGGACGAGACGACGATGAGTTGGCCACCGTGTGTGATAGCCGGTAGTGCCGCTGTATACGCCTTACTGAATTCTGGTTGGAACGCCGCCTCATCGCTGAATATAACCGATGGGTTGTGTGACCGTATGATGTGACCACCCTCAGGTATCCCCCATATGTGCGAGCCGTTGTGGGTGAAGTAGATGTGGCAATACTTTCCATCCTTTGGGAAACGAGCTTTCTGGAGTTCTGGAGGGAGCGCCCATTCGAGAAAAGAGATACGAGCTTGATCAGGTTCTTTATCGTAGACGAGAGCTGCGACATCTTCCTCACGTTTCGACTGGACCATTATGAGTTGATAGGGTATATAGCGCGCGCGCCATAGGAGATACGCACAGGTGATCCAGGTCGCCATGACGTGACGCGATTTTTCGGTAAAACAAATCCCACGAGAATAAAGATGTTCCAGATGCTCAAGTGGAGTTCCAGCAGCCAGGGAGTATTTGGCTTCAGTGGGCTTAAAGATTTTTCCTCCCACCAGGTAATCATCCAGCGTCGCTCGTATACAAAGCTCGTCGGGAAATTTGCCGACAGGGTTTTCTTTGTTATGCTCATCTTTGGTTTTAAGCGCGTCAAAAATGAAAGCATGCGGGTCCCTCCGGTATTGCTCATCGAGGAATATGTAACGGGCGTCGGCCATTAGTGTATTGCGTCGGCCGCATTCTCGTCCATCCAACGGAGGACCTGGGCGAGCTGATCGGATTTGAGCTGTTTTACGAGATCGGTCATACTGCTCTGGGTCTCTGCTCGAGAATCGGCATTGCCCTTGGAGAATTCGAGGAGGCGAACCGAGTCGTTCAAAATCTTTGAGAGGTACGACGCAGTTTTTCCAGCAACCTCAAACGAAATACCTTTTCTTCCGCAGTTCTCACAGTAATGCTGGCCTTCGATGTCGTATTCGGCCACGTAGGCGGCAACTTTCGCGAGGGCTTTGAAGGAGTCGTCGATCGCTTTATATCCGAGACCTTCGCTTTCAGCGCAGATGGTTGCGCTGCGCTTGATCGCTGCTTGGGTAGCCAGGAGTAGGTCTTTAGAATTTTGAGACATAGAAAGCTACTTAATAAGATTATGAGGTTGAGATGCAGGATCGGACTTCGCAGCAAATACATTCTCAGCGATTTCGATCCCTTTGTCTTTGACATAGAGCGCGATAAGGTTGTAGCAGGCGATCTCCGCAAGGTCCGAAACGCGCATGCCGGCCTCTTTTGCCATCGTGGTGAAGATGGGAGAGGCTTCCTTCTGAAGGTGGATCTTAATTGCCAACGACCTTGCTCCATGCGTCTTTCACGAAAACGAGTAGTTCAGCTCGATAGAAGCTGGCTACAAAACCGATAACGACTCCGAGTATAAAAGTGAACATTTAGTCTCCTTTAAATTTGGTGGAGCGCCATTTTTGAGCGCCGCGCCCCTTGGCTACAATTCGTTACGAGTCCTAGTTTGGGCCAGGACCGGAGAGAGCCTTGAGTCGGTTTTCAAGTTTCTCAATGTGGGCTCGAAGGAGAATTTCATTTGTGGATGCGCAAGCATGTAGAGAAGCGATGAACTCCTTAAGACGTTTTGCCTCATCAGGAGTGAGTACGATTTCAACGAGACCGCCAGGAGATCGTCGTATGCTTCCCTCAACCCCGCTTGTTTGCTGACACTGCGCAAGCGTAGGTTGCGCCGGTAGAACGACCCGTGGCTGTTGAAGAAGGATAGTTGACGTGCAACCATTAAAACTTAAAACGATCGCCAGTGAAATCGCTATCAGTATCCACTTTAGTTTTGATCGCATCAATTTCCCTTTTTGCCCGTGCGTCGATCTCGGCGTCTTTCGATTCAGCGTCGTGGATTTTCTCCTCGACGATTTCGCGCGCAGCGTCTTGTGCGGCCTCCTGACGTTCGCGCTCGGCCTTGACTCCCTGGTGTCGAATGCCGAAGTAGGCAGCGGCCGCGGCGATCGCAATCAGGATGTACGGTATGAACGGCGTGAGAAGCGAAAGAATGGCCATACTATATTTGCCTCGGTTCGGGCTGAATGCTTTCGTTATCTCTGACGACGGTCCCTGTTTTTAAGTAGTCGCGC